TGAGCACGATAGTGAGTAATTTTTAACCCTTTAATAAAATGTTGTGAACAAACGACCACCACGCAACGGTGAAAAAGTAGAGAAAGTACAAAATACTTTATTGGTTGATGGGAACGCCCTTTTTAAAATGGGTTTCTTTGGTGCTAAGAGTATGTACAATCATAAGGCTGAGCATATTGGCGGTCTATATCAATTTCTTACAACACTTCGTAAACTATTAGTCGAAAACTTATACCATAGAGTCTATGTATTCTGGGATGGTAAGTATAGCGGCAAGTTACGATATAATCTATACAATCAATACAAGAGTGGAAGAGGTAAGGATTACATCAATGGCACCCAGCCAATAGATGAATCAGAACTCATACAGAAGGATATGATTAGTCAGTATTTAAACTGTCTATTCATCAGACAACTGCAAGATGAGTTTGTTGAGAGTGATGACTTCATCGGATATTATTGCACAAACAAATCACCTAATGAAACGATAACAATCTGTTCAACGGATAGAGATATGTACCAACTAATTTCAGATGATGTAAAAATATATTTTTGCGATTTGAAGGTATATGTTGATAATACCAATTATTCTTCGTATTTTAGCTATAAACCACAGAACGGTGCTTTGGTGAAAACAATCATCGGTGATAATAGTGATAGTATTAAGGGTGTGAAGGGAATTAAAGAAGGTCGACTATTTGAATTCTTTCCCGAATTTAATGAGAGAGTACTATCGCTTGATGATATCATAACCAAAGCAGCTACGTTACAGGCGAAAAGAATTGAGAACAAACAGCCGCCATTAAAAGTTTTAGATAACCTTATAAATGGGATAACAGATGGTGTTCAAGGTGATAAGCTTTATGAAATAAATTCAGCGTTGGTAGACTTAAGAAACCCACTCATGACCGAAAAAGCTATCAACGATTTAGACGAATTAATGAACGCAACGTTTAGGCCCAACACTGATGGGTTAAAAAATGTTCTAGCACAAATGAAAATAGACGGGTTGGAACATGAGATTGGTTCCACTAGATACCCTGATTACCTTATTCCGTTCAAACAATTAATAGAGCGTGAATTAAAACAAGAAAACCAAATAATATGAGCACAACAACAGTAGCTACTCCTGTAGCGAAAAAAATCGAAGAACAACGGTTTGAATTTGTATTGTACATTAACAAACACATTGTCTGTCAGAGGTATTTTAATATCCGAGACTATAACGAAAAAGCACCACGTTCACTTGAAATCAAAGAATTGATGGATAGACTAGTTGGAATGAACAACGGTACCTTTGGCAAGCTTGGTTTAATACCAAACCGCCTAAAGAATAAATCTGTTGAATACTTATGGAAAAATTATAATCCGTATTATCAACAAAAACCAGAAATCGGAAAAAATATTTTCGATAAGCTGGATACATTTGATTTCGAGATAAAGGTTGACAAAGCTGTAGTAGCGCAAAGCACTTTTTCGGGTAATTTCTTCCCACCACAGGTAAGATACCAAGTTGACATTAAGGAAATAATTCCTGACATCATATCAGAAATAAAAGATGCGCTAAGTGCGAAAAAATATACAACAAAGTATGCCGATGTGGTACTTTAAGTATATTTATTAATCTAAGAGTTTTAAACAACCAATCATAATAATGGCGAAAATAAATAGAGAAAATTTTGGATATTTAGGCGGCGATTTTCAACTCCGACTAGTAGCCCAACTACTTGTGGATAATAGGTTCGCTGAGTCGATAGTTGAGATAATTAGTCCCAACTATTTCGAAGACCAACACTTAAAACTTATTGTTTCTACAATAAAAGACGCATATGCTGAACATAACGTCATTCCAGACATGGGAAGCTTGGAGTTCAGGATTCTAGGTTCGGTTGTTAATGAAATGGACCAGAAATTCGCAATTGCTCAGCTTAGAAAAGTACAGGAAGCTAATCTAAATGATGGCTTAGTGATACAAGAGCAAAGCATGCGTTTTTGTAAACAACAAGAATTAAAAAGGTCTATTGCGGAAATTCAAGCAATCATCGACAAGGGAGATATCTCAAAATACGAAGAATGTGAAGAAATCCTTAAAAAAGCCATGGACCACGGTGATAATAAAGACAACGGTATGGACGTATTCGATGATATCGAATTAGCCTTGGCCGATGACTTCAGGAAGCCGATTCCAACGGGTATAAATGGGTTGGATGAGATAATGGATGGTGGCCTTTCAAGGGGTGAATTAGCTGTTATATTGGCACCGTATGGTGTTGGTAAAACAACGATGATGACCAAAATAGCCAACTCAGCTAAAGACCATGGGTGTAATGTCTTACAAATATTTTTTGAGGATATGCCAAAGGTCGTACAAAGAAAACACATAGCGTGTTGGTCTGGATTCGAACTTAATACATTATCTGACCATAGAGAAGAGCTAATGGAGATGCTTAAGGTAAAAAGAGCTGAAGTAGGTCAGATAAAATTTAAGAGATTCGCAAGTGATAGTACCACTATTCCGATGATTAGACAATATATCAGAAAAAAGATAGCACAAGGATTTAGACCTGATATGATTGTTTTGGATTACATTGATTGTGTCATGCCATCAGTACATACTGAAGACGTAAATGTTGGTGAAGGAAGGGTAATGAGGCAATTTGAAACATTATTGATGGAGTTTGATATGGCTGGATGGACCGCTGTACAAGGCAATAGAAGCTCATTAGACGCTGAAGTTGTTGATGGTAAGATGATGGGAGGTTCAATAAAAAGAGGTCAAATTGGGCACTTTGTGGTGTCCATAGCGAAGACCTTAGACCAAAAAGAAGAAGGAACAGCTACTATGGCGATTATTAAGTCTAGGTTTGCCAAAGACGGAATGATTTTCCCTGACATTAAATTCGATAACTCTAGAATGCAAATTGATTTGAATGCAGAGAAGGGTGCGATGACTCAAGTCGAATATAAGAAGAGCAAAGAGAAGGAAGAGAGTTTACACGTAGCGACTATGTTGGAAAGTATGCAGAGAAGAAAGAGGCTTATTTCTTCGGGAGATACAACGACAGATACAACGACAGCAGAAACAACAATAACAACATAAATAAAAAAAAAAGAGAATGGATTTATCAACGAAAATTCTCTCGGATATTACTGTGCATATGAAATATGCCAAATATATGCCGAGTATAAAAAGAAGAGAAACATGGACGGAACTAGTCACTAGAAATAAGCAAATGCATCAAAAGAAATATCCACAACTCTTTGATGAAATTGAAGCGGTTTATAAGTACGTGTACGATAAGAAGATACTTCCTTCAATGAGGTCGTTGCAGTTCGCTGGTAAATCAATCGATATTAGTCCAAATAGAGGTTACAACTGCGCTTACTTACCAATTGATGACCAGAGAGCGTTTAGTGAAATCATGTTTCTTCTATTAGGTGGTACTGGGGTTGGATTTTCGGTTCAATCACACCATGTTGAACAATTACCAGAGATTAGGAAGCCATCGTTAAACAGAGAAAGAAGATACCTTATTGGGGATTCAATTGAAGGATGGGCTGATACAATTAAAACACTGATGAGGGCGTATTTTGAAGGATTATCAACACCAGTATTTGATTATTCGGATATCAGACAAAAGGGTGCGTTGTTGGTGACGAGTGGTGGTAAAGCACCTGGTCCTCAGCCACTTAAAGACTGTGTTCACAATATCAAAAAAATATTGGATGCAAAAGAAGATGGGACTCAGCTGACATCACTTGAGGTTCACGATATTATCTGCTTTATTGCTGATGCCGTGTTAACTGGTGGTATAAGAAGGGCCGCATTGATTTCATTGTTTTCAATTGACGACGAAGATATGTTATCAGCCAAATCTGGAACATGGTGGGAACTCAATCCACAGAGAGGTCGGTCAAACAATTCTGGTGTCATCTTACGACACAAAATTACTGAAGATAGATTCTTTGAGTTATGGAAAAAAATAGAGGATAGTAACAGTGGTGAACCTGGTGTGTATTTCTCAAATGACAAAGATTGGGGTACAAACCCATGTTGCGAAATTGGTCTTAGACCATTCCAATTCTGTAATCTTTGCGAGGTCAACGTATCTGACATTGAATCACAAGAAGACTTAGATGATAGGGCCAAAGCAGCGGCGTTTATCGGCACATTACAAGCTGGATATACTGATTTTCATTACCTTAGGGATATATGGAAGCGTACAACAGAAAAGGATGCGTTGATTGGTGTTGGTATGACAGGTATTGGTTCTGGTGAAATTCTTAAATATGACCTAGGCTTAACGGCTAAAGCGGTAGTAAAAGAAAACGCTAGGGTGGCAAAATTAATCGGTATTAATAAAGCGGCTAGATGTACTACGGTTAAACCTTCAGGGACCTCTTCATTAGTTCTAGGAACAGCGTCTGGTGTTCACGCATGGCATAATGACTATTACATTAGAAGAATCCGTGTTGGCAAAAATGAGGCAATATACTCTTATCTTTCATTATATCACCCAGAACTAATCGAAGATGAGTATTTCAAGCCAAAAGACCAAGCTGTTATTTTATTACCAGTTAAAGCCCCAGAAGGTTCTATATTTAGATTCGAATCACCAATGGACCTTTTAGAAAGGGTTAGTAAGCTGAATACGGAATGGGTTAGGGCTGGTCATAGAGATGGTCAGAACACGCATAATGTGTCGGTAACGGTGAATATTAGAAAAGAGAATGAAAAGGTGTCTAAACTAGATGAAAACGGAAAAGTACTCTTAGATTCAAATAATTCACCAATCATGGAGGATAGAAGAGACGAAAAGGGTAATTTTGTGTATAAAATCAACGAATGGCCAAACGTCGGCAAATGGATGTGGGAGAATAGAGAATCATTTAACGGAATTTCAACATTACCATATGATGGTGGCTCATACATTCAAGCACCATTCACTGACTGTACTAAAAAAGTGTACGAAGAGATGATGGAAGTGTTGAGCGACATTGACCTAACTAAGGTTATTGAAATGAGCGATAATACAGACTTGACAGGAGAGCTGGCGTGTGCTGGTGATGGTTGTCTTGTGGTATAAGATTACTATATAAAATAATTAAAGGGCCTTTATTGGCCCTTTTTTTATACATTTACTTCTAAAAATAATTTCTTATTATATTTATGATAAATCAAGTACATGGCTAATGGAAAATACATAAATATAGACTACCCATTTAAGAATAGTCCACAGGGGTTTTTTTTAAATTTAAACTCAGATGACCAAAGAGCTATTAAGGCTGATTTGATGCATTTATTGTTGACTAGAAAAGGTCAGAGGCTTTATAACCCAGATTTTGGAACCGATTTAATGAGGTTTATTTTTGAACCTAACGATACAATAACCTTGGATGAACTAAAAGATGAGGTCAAAGCCTCAGTTAAAAAATATCTACCACAACTATCAATAACTAGCTTAACTGTAACACAATCTGAGGATAGTGATTATGCGGCGGTGATTAGGTTAGATTACACAATAACAGATACTGTATTTGATATAGTAGATTTCGTAATAATAAACGTTTAATATGGCACAAAGAGTTAATTACACAAGCAGAAACTTCGCAGACATAAGGGCTGACTTAGTTAATATGGTTAGGCAATACTATCCAGATATTTTTAATGACTTCAACGATGCGTCTGTTGGTATGATGTTATTAGAACTTAATGCCGCTGTTGGTGATATGCTATCATTCAATACAGATAGAATGTTCCAAGAAACCCAGATTGATTATGCACAGGAAAGAAGTTCGGTGTTATCGTTAGCAAGAACATTTGGGTTAAAAATACCTGGAAAAAGGCCTTCGATTACCATTGTTGATTTTTCGGTAATATTACCAGTATTCGGTGATACTTTTGATATTTCATACGCACCATTGATACAAAGTGGTGCCCAAGTTTTAGGTGCTGGTAAGGTATTTGAAACAACATATGATATTGATTTTTCTTCTCCGTTTAATATTGGTGGTATTCCAAATAGAATAATTATTCCAAATTTTAATTCAAATGGTAATCTTATAAATTATACAATCACGAAAAGAGAAATAGTATTAAACGGTTATAGTAAAATCTTTAAAAAGATTATTGGGCCGTCTGATGTCGTACCATTCTTAGAAGTAGTCTTACCAGATGACAACGTTACATCAATCGAATCAATCATAGCATTAGATGGAACAAATTTTGTAACCGACCCAACACCCGAACAATTTTTAACCGATGAGGATAGATGGTTTGAGGTTGATGCCTTGGCTGAGGACAAAATTTTCGTTGAGGATTTCAATAAAGTTTCTGATAACGCATCAATAAAGGTTGGTAAGTATATAACAGTTAATAAAAGATTTATCAGAGAATATACAGATTTAGGGTTTACTAAATTAATATTTGGCGGTGGCACTCAAGATACAAGCTCACTTTGTGATTTTGATATAAACGCAAGTTTGGTAAACCAAATAGGCGACTTCATCAATAATCTTTCTTTAGGTATAACCCAAAGCCCTAACACAACAATGTTTGTTAAATATAGAGTTGGTGGTGGCGCTGATTCTAATATTGGTCAGGGTATTATTAGTACAATAGGTTTAATGAATATGTCAGTCAATGGCTCTGATGCAGCCAAAAATAGTGCCGTTAAATCCTCATTATTGGTTAATAACCCATTACCAGCGTTAGGTGGTAGAGATGAACCATCGATTGCAGAAATTAAAAATCTTGTTAGGTATAATTTTGCCGCTCAAAACAGAGCGGTAACTATTAAGGATTATCAGACGAGAATTGCTCTTATGCCAGGTAAATTTGGTGTACCATTTAGAAGTGGTGTATTTGAGGAACAAAATAAAATTAAAATCTATACACTAGGTTTAAATGCTGATGGTAATTTAGATAATACATCTACAAGTACGTTGATGGAAAATATTGTGACATACCTATCAGATTATAGGATGCTTAATGATTATGTCGAAGTAACAAATGGCAGAATTGTTAACCTATCCTTTCAAGTTGATTTATTCATTGATAAAAAATATCCTCAAACACAAATAATTAGCCAAGTAGTTACTAGTATAACCAAATATATGAGTATTAGTAATTTTGATATGGGTGAAAATATATACCTTTCTAGTTTATTAGAAAGAATTAATAATGTGGGTGGTGTGCTTAATGTTATTGATTTAAGGGTTTATAACATGGTTGGTGGAAAGTATTCATCCAACGAGATATCTCAACCATATACGGATAGTGCGACTAGGGAGATTGATATATCAGGAGAATACACGCTTTTTGGTGAACCGACAACAATGTTTGAAATTCTTTATCCAACAAGTGATATAATAGTTAGAGTAAAATAAAAACCATGGCTTGTACAACCTGTAAAAAAACAAAAGCTGATATCGCTGAGGATATTATAAATAAAGTCGAGTCAAAAAATAGTAAGAATATAAGGGATTATATTCTTAAATTTTTATTGTTCTTAGTAATGGCGGTTATAATGACACCAATAATAGTGCCAATTTTTATCATTGTATTATTTAGAATGGTCGTCTTATCAAAAGAGCTAAACCTATTACCGATTGTTTCATATATCGGTAAGAAAATATTCGAAGATAAGGACGATGATGATGATGATTTAAGTGATGACGAATACGATAACTTAACCGAAGACGAATACGAATTGCTGGATGAGAATGAAATAATAAAACTAGATTAATGTCTGAAAATATTAGAATAAGAACAACACCCAATGGTAGTGATACATACTTAAAGGTAAAATTAGAACAAGATTTTGATTTTATTGAGATATTATCATTGAACATCAACCAGAATAAAGCATATGAAAACTTTTGTTCTGATTATGGTGTTATTGTTGGCCGTGTGGTTGTTAACAGCGGCTTCGGTATTCCAAACGCTAAGGTATCGGTATTTATTCCAATAACAGACGAAGATAAAACCAATCCACAAATTAGTGGGTTATACCCATATGAAACGGTGAACGATAAGAATTCAGATGGTATCAGATATAATCTATTACCAAAAGAATCAGACCACCAAGACGATTGTTACACGCCAGTAGGTACCTTCCCAGCAAAAAGAGAGTT